AGAAGTTCCCAGCGTCAGCTTAATCTTCTAAGGGGGTTCGCCCCCGTTTAAACTTTGGGAGATTATTATGATGCAAACTGACGTCAAAGCCGGACACCTAAACAACACTGGGTTTATGTTGTTGAGTCGTACACGGCTCAAAGCTTTATCTATTGTTGGTTCTGCTACTGCGGGAACACTTGATGTTTTTGATACAACGACTGCGCCGGTAACAACGGCAACCTACGCTCGTTCTGGCACAACCGTTACGGTAACTAGCACTGCTCACGGGTTATCAACTGGTGATGTGCGTGGCTTTGCTTTTGCAACTGCTTCTGGTTCGTCTGCAACAAACGGTAATTACACAATTACCAAGACAGGCGCAAACACCTTTACCTTGACTGACATTAATTCTGGCACGATTGCAGCAAGTACGGCTATGTCGTACTCAACGCTTTGGTTGTGTTCGTATGATACAGGCGCAGGTGATTTGTTCGGTAACTTTGCATTGATTCCGGGCGAAGGCATTCTTGTGCAGAACGGCATTTACATGATTATGGCCAACGTTACATCTGCAAACATTTATTATGGCTAAGAAAACCCCCTCCCTTGCTATTGGTCGTGGTGAAAAGCTACCGGTCAAACAGGGAGCAGGGTTGACCGCCAAAGGTCGTGCCAAGTACAACGCAGCAACTGGGTCAAACCTCAAGGCTCCACAACCTGAAGGTGGTCCCCGCAAGAAGTCGTTTTGCGCCAGAATGTCAGGTATGCCCGGACCGATGAAAGATGAGAAAGGCAGACCAACACGCAAGGCGGCAAGTCTCAAACGGTGGAAATGTTAATGCCAAGCACATCAAAGAAACAATCTAATTTTATGGCGGCAGTCGCACACAATCCTGCGTTTGCCAAAAAAGTCGGTGTAGCTCAATCTGTAGGTAAAGACTTCAACACTGCCGATAAAGGCAAAACATTTAAGGAAGGTGGCGCTATGAAAGACATGAAACAAGACAAAGCTATGGTTAAAAAAGCCGTAGGTATGCACGACAAACAGATGCACGGCGGCAAGAAAACCGATATGGCTGCGCTCAAAAAAGGCGGTATGCCAATGGTTATGAAAGACGGTAAAAAAATCCCTGCGTTTGCTGCCAAATCAGGCGGTATGCCTAAGATGGCTAAGGGTGGCGGTATTGAGTCTAAGGGTAAAACTAAAGGCGCAATGGTCAAAATGAAATCCGGCGGACGCGCCTGCTAAGGAACCGACATGAGAATGCCACAGCAACCTGAAGATCAAGACGCGCTTATGTCGCCAGTAATGGCAAAAGGCAAGAAAGCGCCGATGAAAATGAAAACTCCCGGCATGGGTACGATGATGGGTGCGCCACGCTACAAAGGCTTGCCTGCAATGGGTAAGATTGAACCCGGCGCAACTCCGTTTGAGTCGGCGGGCATGAAGAAGGGTGGCTCTGTTTCTAAGCGTGCAGACGGTTGCTGCGTTAAGGGCAAAACTAAGGGCAAGATGCTATGAAAAAGAAACGCAAATTTGCAGAGGGCGGTGAGTTTGAATTATCAGACGAAGCCAAAGCCGCCGGTCTAAGCATGGGTCGCAATGAGCGCATTAGTGACGCAGATCGTGAAGCGGGCATTGCTGCCGTAGAACGCGCCGTAAATGCGTCTAAGGGCATGTCAGACACAGAAGCTAATATGCTGATGAAGGGTAATTTGCTCCCCGCAAACATGCAAACCCCTGCGGGTCAAGCAGAAGCTATTCCTGTGTCGCGCCCTCGTGCAAATGCAGGTCGCTCATTGCCCGCCACTCGCGCCGTACCTAGCCGTAATGACTACAGCATGAACGAGCAAGAGGGTTCGGGTCGTGGCACATCTACCCCTGCACCTAGCCGTGGCAATGAAAACGACTACAGCATGAACGCACAAGAAGGTTCTGGCAACATTAACTATGGCGGAGGTGCTGCGGCACGTGCGCCGAGTCGTGGTGATTACAGTCGCCCCGGACCTATTGGTGGCGCTATTGATGCTATTAAAGAATTGATGAGCAAAACGCCCCGCGCTCGTGCAGCAGCTAAACGAAAATTACTGCGCGAACGCCCACTAGAAGCTACGCCAATGAAAAAAGGCGGCGCAGTCAAAGCCAAGCGCGGTGATGGTATCGCACAACGTGGCAAGACTAAAGGACGTTTTGTATGAAACCCGTTGACGCAGACAGCAACCCCGGGCTTGCAAAGTTGCCCACTGAAGTACGCAATAAGATGGGTTACATGAAGAAGGGCGGTAAGGTATCTAGTCCGGTCACCAAGAAGGCGCTAGAAAAAGCTGGCTTTTACGACAAAGCCCAAACTTCGTCAAAGCGCAAAGATATTATTAACAAAGTTACCACCAAACCGCAGCGAATAGAAATGGTTGAAAAAATGTTTTTAACTAAGAAAGCTGCCGTTAAAAGTAAAGCTCGCAAAAAGGTGATCTGATGAAAGCCAGCAGAGGTATGGGCGCAATCATGCCATCCAAGATGCCAAAGGGTAAAACCATGACGCGCAAAGATGGCGATAAGTTTCAGATGTTTGCAGGGGGCGGCTTGTATGCAAATATTGCGGCTAAGAAGAAACGTATTGCAGCAGGTTCAGGTGAGAGCATGAAGTCGGCAGGTGCTAAGGGCGCTCCTAAAAAAAGTGATTTTGCAAATGCCGCTAAGACCGCACAATACGCTGAAGGTGGTGAGGTTAAGTCTAAAGTAAATGAATCAGGCAATTACACCAAACCAGAATTGCGTAAACGTATTTTTAACAGCGTAAAAGCTGCGGCGGTTCAAGGTACAGGCGCAGGGCAATGGTCAGCCAGAAAAGCTCAACTAATGGCTAAACGATATAAAGCAGCAGGTGGTGGATATAAATGAAGTGGACAGAAAAGCGCAAAGAGTCCATTAATTGTAAAAGCCCTAAAGGTTTTTCTGAAAAAGCTCATTGTGCCAGTAAAAAATTAGCGGGTGGTGGTTTAGCCGCCCCGCAACAGTCTTTAAAAAATTGGGGTGACCAGAAATGGACAACCAAGTCAGGCAAGAAATCGTCTGAGACAGGTGAACGGTATTTGCCTAAGAAAGCTATTGAGTCTCTTAGCCCTGCGGAGTACGCAGCCACAACCAAAGCAAAGCGTAAAGGTAAGGCGGCAGGTAAGCAGTTTGTAGCGCAACCTAAAAGCATTGCTAAGAAAACATCGGGATTTAGATAATGGCTGTTTCTGGAACCACCGCGTTTAACCTAGACTTCGCTGAACTGGCAGAAGAGGCGTTTGAACGTGCCGGTAAAGAAATGCGTACAGGTTACGACCTACGCACAGCTACGCGATCCATGAACTTGATGACCATTGAGTTTCAAAACCGTGGCATTAACATGTGGACAATTGATGAGGGTACAGTCAACCTGATTCAAGGGCAAGCCGAATACGATTTACCCGCCGATACCATTGATTTGATGGATCAGGTTATTAGAACGGGTTCAGGCAATTACTCAACGCAATCTGATTTAACTATATCTCGTATTAGCGTATCGACTTACGCCACAATCCCTAACAAGTTAGCACAAGGTCGCCCCATTCAAGTGTGGGTGCGTAGACTGCGGGATAACCCTAAGATTGTCGTATGGCCTGTCCCCGATCAAGGCACATCACCCGCTCCTTATTACATTTTTAAATACTACCGTATGCGCCGTATTGAGGACGCGGGTACGGGCGCGACCACTCAAGATGCAAACTTCAGATTCTTGCCAGCAATTGCGGCAGGACTGGCTTACTACATTGCAATGAAGATGCCTGATCTTGCGGCACGATTGCCAATGCTTAAACAAGAATATGAGTTTCAGTTTGACTTGGCAGCACAAGAGGATCGTGAGAAAGCTTCAGTACGGTTTGTGCCGCGCATTGTGGGCATTCGGAGCTAGTCGTGGGTAATAAGTTTGCCTCTGATAGTAAAGCGATTGCAGAGTGTGATGTTTGCGGCTTTCGGTATAAACTACGGACATTGCGTTACCTGATTGTTAAGACTAAAACCACTAACGTTAAGGCTTGTAATGAATGTTGGAATCCCGATCAACCGCAGCTTCAACTTGGCATGTATCCCGTTGATGATCCTCAGGCTATTCGCAATCCAAGACCAGACTTTACGGGATACCCACAGAGTCGGTCACAGGTTATAGAAGCAGTAGGCATGACAACGACTTCATTTGTTGGGCAAGTTACAATTTCTTAGGAGCTTAAAATGGCTTATAAACGTGGCGCTGATGGCGTAGCAAAAAAAGGTAAGACGGACGTTAAAAACTTAGGCACTGTTGATGCTAAAGTCTTGGGCATGAAAGGCGGCAAAAAGTCTGCTGGCGTTTCATCTGAAGCAATGAAATCAATGGGTCGCAATATGGCTCGCTGTATTAATCAGGGGTAATCATGGCTAAATTTAGTCAGAAAATGATGGGT